TACCTGCTCTTTAGAAGTCACGAGGCGGCTTGCGTAAATACGAGAAGCACGCGCTGTGATGTATTCCTTAAATGGTTGAGGGCAATCCTCAAACTCGAAAAACCAGACAACGTCACAGTAGAACGTGCCTTCAAAGTTATAGGTGTGATCCTTCTTGTTGTAGAACTTTCCCTGTCTTTCTACGACGAGATCTCGATCAGCCGCATGTTTGTAGAAAGAAGGCGTGAAGCTAATCAGATTAGAAGGGATGCTGATGTGCTTCTGTCCATTAGGCTGATTAGCTCCAGCAAATGGATACTCAAGCTCAGTATTGAAATTCCAACCCTCTGCCAATACGTTGCGCGTCGTCTCTTCCAAGATGGACTGTGCTGTAGAAACTTCAGGGTTATCGGTGTCGAGGGTTACGACAGCCGCACCGCCAATGCAAGACAGCATCTGGTTTACGGCATCTAGGACTGTTGTACGTGCAGACATTTAGGTTTCATATAGACAAAGGTTGGTCGTCCCGGTCTGGGGACTAAAAGGGGGCCATAAAGACCCCCAAATACAAAAAATCAGGTGTTGCGGAAAGCACCAGCAACGGAGACGCGGACTGCGCCTGCGCCCATTGCCAGACGGCCAACGATCAGGTCGCCCTGATACATGATGGACACGTCCCCACCAGAGGTTTGCACGGAAGGACCGATGGCCTCAACAGCAGCAGCGGCGTCACGATGGAAGATCAGACCGCAGGAGTTGGTGAAGTGGCCGTTTACGGTTTGGTTGCCGTAATCGTTCTTCTCGTTAGTGGTATCGGTGTCCTCAATAGCAGGACCCGTGCCAACGCCATATTTACCCAGGAAGGGAACGTTGTTGGACTTGTAGATCTTGATACCAGCGATCTCGTACAGACCTTCACCCGAATTCAGGTTGCCCTGAGAGTTACCCAGGTCACGATTCAGGATGTTGGTGTCAACGCTAGAAATCAAGGAATAGTATTGACGGGGAGACAGAACCGCCACACGGCCTTCACGGGGAGCCGAGCGCTCGTCGAGGAGCGCAGATGCCTCAAAGAAACCATCAACAAGGGCCTGAGCGTTGTACTCATTGCCAGCGCCAAGACCAACGGTGAAGCCGCCGGGCTCGCCGGTTACAGGAGCGGATGCAGTAGCAGCCCGGTCCAGAACACGGAAGATGCGACGATCGTAGTGCTCAGCAAGACTTTGGCCGATTTGACGGGCAATCGGGCCTCGAATATCGAAGTGAGCCAGAACTTCATCGAGCTCATATACGAAGGCCTGACTAACAAGCAATTGATCTACAGTGATCGTGGTTTCTGCTTGCACAGGAGAGCCATTCACACCAGATCCATTACCCAGCAGAGGTTCGCCAGGGGTATGGAAACCAGCAGTCATTTTGCCGGTATGGATGAATTGAGCCTCTTTGCCGTTACGCAGGGTACGGCTTTGAACGAGGGGCTTAGCGATCAGAGAATTACGGAAGCTCTCATACACTTCGCCAGTAAAGAGTTTAAGCAGGAGAGCGCGAGAATCTGCGCCTCCGTTATTCGCGCCGGGGCGCGTAAGAAGCATGTCAGCCATTTTTAATTAGTAAGAGTAAATAGACGAAATTTATCTGTTGCTTATTTAAGAGATCTCTATTTTTTTTAATAAGTATTCAGTTGGAAATAAATTTATTCCGATATGGGGTATCGCGTTAGCGGCCCAAGATCTCGGGCTGGTTTTTTACAAGGTCCAAAGCTTCCTTCACACGGCTAGGAGGGAATCGAACCCTCCCGAAACACCAGTAGCCGTCTTCCTTAAACCGTCCCGTTCAGAGAACGTTTACAAAAGATCCCCAGACCTCGACAGCTTGTCTTGCACGTCAAGGCGGTAAGCGGGATCGTCTTGGTAACGAGGGTCAGAGATAGCCCTAGCTAGTTCAGCTTGGCTACGGAATCCAGGCTCAGGACGTGGTGCCCTGGTACCAGATACCTGCTTACCCTCAAAACCATTGGACTCGACGTATTTCGATCGCAGCCCCTGAACTGCCCAATATACGGCATCAGGGTTGCCACTTGAGACCACGGCGTCATAGGCGGCGATCTCATCAGGAGCTAGTGCTTCACTGGCCCAGCTCACCATTTGGTGGTATTGCTCATTGCCTCCAACAGAGCCCATGATCCGATCAACATCGGTCTGGGCCATAGCCCCTGCTGGAGCTTCTTGCTTTGTAGAGCTGACGTACTCAACCCAGTTTTCAATCAGGGTCTTGCTGTCCAGCTCTGCCAGACGCTCAAGAGTCTCTGCGGAAAGCTCACCACCTTCTTCGTACTCTTTAGACGCTGCCTCTAGGGCTTGATAGGTCTCAGATACGGCAGGGTCTTCCTCTTCACCAGAGGCTTCCTCCTTTTCTGTTTCACCCTCAGGGGCCTCGTCTTCAGTCTGGTTGGTGCGTTCCCCCAATTTCTTTTGGAGCTCTAGGTAGGCCTTTTCAAGCTCTTCTGCAGACTTGTACTTACCGGCGTATTGGGAGGAATTCTCTGCCTCTTTCCGGGCTTCGTCGTACTTGTCCTGTTGAGACTGTTGCTGGTCTTTAAGCAACTGCTCTCCAAGCTCCAAAGCGCGTTTCTCAGCTTCAACTCGTTGGGCTTCTGCTGCTTCGTCTTGGGGGTTAAAGGTATTGATTGCCATTAGTGCAAGTTGATTCGGACAGTGTTTAGGTTTGCTGCGGTTACACGGCCAGCATTGGGCTGACCGACTCGGGACGCGGCGATGGTGGGCCGGACCTTCCGAGCGGGTGCGTATTTATTTGTAGGTTCCTCTGCCTTAGAAGCTGGCGTCTCCGCCTTCTTCCGGGGCTGGGGCTTCTTCGGGGCTTCCGCCATTGATTTGCTCTTGTAGTGCTGGGTTCTTATCAGGATCTGCCAAAGGCGATTTGGCCAACTGACCGGCTTGTGACAACAGTGCTTGCTGTTGAGCCTCCTGTTGGGCTGCCTGTGCTTCCTGTTGTTTCTCTTCTGGTGTCTTGACCAAGCCGAGATAGTCAATGCCTGCGGCAGCAGCAAGACGCTTAATCGCTTCATCAGGATTGATGTTGGCAATCATTGACTCTGGGCCAAGTGTCTGGGAAATGGTCTGCATAAACAGCATTAGGGCCTCTCGGTCCTGACCGCGTCCCACGCCTTCCAAGCCAGCAACAACAGTGGGAAACACTGCTGGTTTTCCATTGAACTTGGGAAGCTGAGGAAGCATCCGCTCACGTTGAAGAACTAACAACTTTCGTTTGATAAAAGGCTCTAGTAATTCAGTAGACAGTGAGGCGTAGATTCCTCCCAACATTTCGTCGAGAGCCTGTTGCGTAAACCTGATTTCTTCAGCAGTTGTTCTCTCACTTTGACGTGGAGAGAAAACCAGGAAGGCTTCACTAAGACGTTGCGTCAAAGTTTGAACCATATCGTAGGCAGTTTTAAAGTCGGCAGATTTACCAACTTGAATTACACCAATATCGTCCGGTCGGCCTTGAATAATAGCGCCGTTACCAGCCTGTGCTAGTTGATTAGGTTTAGTGGTTGCTGATGGTGATACTGTGAACACCACTTTTGCTGCAGCTGCACTACCTTCAACAAGGCTTTGCATCAGAGCATCAAGGCTTTGAAGGTCAGCACGATATTCGTCGATCCTAGAGCGACCGTAGTCTTCCCCATCGACAACATTAAAGCGCAATGGGAGCCAAGGGGTGGCATTCTTTGGTGCCGAAGATTCAGACCCCTCAAGGATCTCACCTTCTACTTCTTGATACCAACGCCACTGGCCTTCTATCAGCTTGACGCAGGTATAGACAGGAACTTCATTACTACTGGGGTCGATCCTTAGATCAGCAGGAATGCCTCCGCCTTGCTCACCAACGTGGTTGTCTGGTTTAAGTCCCGGTGACTTGGATTGGTATTTCTCGGGAAGAAACTGAGAATCAATAGCTTCGATTGTAATGATCTCAATTACTTGGCCGTCGCCATCTCGGGAGATAACATATCGATCCAATGGGTAGAGCTTAATACCCTTTTTGCCCATAAAGACCAACACATTGCCCGACACCACTAGGTGTTTCATGGCTTGGTGGAGAAGCACACGATCGGCCTTTTCGGCTACGTCTTGCATAACCACCCGTTCCATTTTGGACAGGACAAGGTCAATTTCTGACCGCGCCTGTGCGTCAATGTTTGGGTCTTGAGCTAGTGCTCCATCTGCAATCTGGAGCTTAAAAAACTTTGCGTTTACAGGGAAAAGCGACAACATCAAGCGCGATGCCATCACGTTCACGCCCTTTGCGCCGACTGATTGCCAAGGCGTATAAAGCTTGTTCCCACTTGAGTGGCCGCTAGGCGGCATCAGGTACGGGACACTTAACTTGGCACATTCTCTTGCGGCATCTAGGAACTGAGTCCTATTAGCTGACAGCCTGGCGTAACGGGCTGCTACTGATTCATTCATCGCTTGATCTGTCCAATAGTCAGACCACCCGACTTGGCATTAAGGCCAGTTCCGGTGTTCAAGTTTTTAATTGCCAGAGGGGATAGAGTATTAGTCAACTGACTAGTTCCCATACGTGCTTTACGACGGGACTTGTTTTTTTCCTTGTTACGTTTAAGAGTCCCACCCTCAGTTGCCTCTACAGAACGACCACGGTTGCGGGCAATCTCAGCATCACGCCTAGCTCTTTCTTCGTATGCCCTTTGTTCTTCTAGTTGCGCTTCAAACTGTCGCTTCTGTTCAGCAGCCTGGGCATCCTGTGCTGCCTTTGCTGCAGCGGCTCTCTCTTGGTTTTGTTTTGTAAGAGTGGCCTCTCGTTCAGCAGCTGCGGCCTGAGCGATACGGAATTGCTCAGCTTGTCTTGCAGCAGCCTCTTGGTTGGCCTGTTGTTGAGCTGCCATCTGACGCTCAAAGTTTTCTTGTTGCTTGCGAGCGGCTTTCTTTTGACGCTCTCTTTCTCGCCTTTCTTCTTTTTTACTTCTTTTGTTATTGCCTCCGCCACCGCACATAGGCTTAGCTCCTTAATTTTTTTCTAGTTTTGATTTGAGAAGCCGAACTACTGAGAGTTGGCCTGCTTTATAGGCAAGCTCACGTGGCTCAGTTAAATAGTCTGGATAGACATCAGGAAATAGTGCGTCAAGTTCGGCTACAAGGCCCCGAAGAGTCCCCGATGAAAGGGACTCCAGGCCGAGATCTTCGGAAATAATCACTTGGGTGATGTTTCAGCGAATAGGCATTTATCTGAATCACAGGCAGCAGGACCTTGACCATCTCCGCTTTTGGAGCCAAAGGCTTCCATTGCAAGGGAGAAATCGCTAGTCACACGGTTAGATGAAACTTCTGATTGAAGCTGATCATACTGCTCTTTAGTGATTGGTTCAAATGGCAGCCGAGGGAACGTTTCGTTTGCATCAAAGCGTGCCAGTAGGGCTGCAGAGATGTAGCCCTCATCTTTGTTGATCGAGTTAAAGATCAACTTAGACAAGGTTTCAATCTCATCCTCACGGAACTCCAGCGTGGCTGAAGTGTTGTGAGTTGTGTAATAGGTCTGCACCTGCATATAGAACTTGTATTGAGCCTCAACACTGAAAGCATTGACATCAACGGAGTCACAACCAGGCATGTTTGCCCAAGAGGTCTCAGTCGGAATCTCTACAAGCCACTCTGTGCAGCGGGGATCACGGGGGTCGTCGAGTAAAGCACCCGTCTCATCCCGATCAGATTGGGAAGGAATGATCTTGTAGCCATAGGCCTCACAGGCCAGAGCCACTGGATCGTTCTTTGCAAAGGTGATGCGACGGATAAACCGGGCAGCCTTGGGTGGGTGCCAGCCGGGAGAGGCTCCGGTGAGAAGACTCTTGGTGCCTGCGGGCTGAACAGTGGTTGTCCGGTTAGGGACTCGAAGGTCGTGCTTCTCGCAATACTCTTTGACCGTCTTTTCAACGGTGTTTTTCCAACGGGTGAGGTATTCAGCCTCAGTCTTGGCAAAGAGATGGCCTTTGAGATTGTCTGGGCGGCCCTCTGCCCACCACTCCAGCCACTCGTGGCCAAAGAGCATGACAAAGAAGTCAAACAGACCCGTAAAGCTGACACCAACGATGGGGTCTACCTCACGGCTGTAGCGGTAGCGCTCGACAGAAAACTCGTGATGGAGCAAGGCCGCGGCGGCAGTAGCTGCAGCTCGAAATGCCTTGTCTTGAGCCCGGAAGTCATTGGGATCAAGTGTGTTGAGGTGTACCTCAGAAAGGTTGCAATGGAAGTCCTTACCAAGAATTTCCCCACAGGGGTTCAGGCCATAACGACCCATACGATGCTCTAGCTCTCGACCAGAAATATCGGGGTCAAGCTTCCAGAGGTAGTTTTGGCCGTGAAGAGGATCCTGTTCATAACGAGTAAGGAAGTCTTGACGACGTTCAGGGGTATTCAGCAAGTCACGGTTTGACCGCGCCAGGGCCTCAGGGGCGTACTGGATTGCACCTTCGCCGCTATAGAACTGTTTCCGTACTGCATCCTCAACCTCTTGGTAGGCCGGTTTTCGGTGGAAGACCCGAGTGTGGTTTGCCATACGTAGGGCATCCCTTTCTGGATCAATCCTCCATTTCCCGTCTTCACCCTGTTGCCAGAGATTGTCCTTTGCTACTGCTGCAAGCTGATCGTCGTTATCAAACTGACGCATTCCTGCGCTTCGTCGGACGTTGCCAGCGACCACCGCAAGAGATGATTCATCTAACAGTAGACAGCATTCAACAGAGGTAAGTTTACGACCGTATGCTTTGCGGAGAATCTCCCCAGTACGTCGGTAAAAATGGGCTAGTTTGACGGGATTTGCTACTCCACCAAAACCTTTAATAGGAGTGTTCGGGGGGCGTACATGAGAAAGATCCATAGTAACTTTCGTTACCTTTTCTTTTCCTGTAGCGAGTCTGAGAAGGACAAGAAAGGCGTCAACCCAACCTTCCCGTGAGTCGCCAACAATAATTTCCGCGCACTCCTTCTCGTTAATGTGCAGCCCAGTGTTCTCATTCCGCGCACCAGAATGCTCTCCGATGTTCTCAAGAACTTCTAGATCAAAGCTATTACTGACTTTTGGGAGTTTGTCGATGCAGCGCGGTTCGAGGATTGCTCCAGTCCCTGAGCCCATCATTAGCAATGCCATTTGAAGTGGAAACGATTCCAAATCACAGGCATCTGTTGATGTGCAGTTATAGGCTCCAGAGAAATTCTTTTGTTTCTCAATCCAGGGTGTACCTCCTACCCACAGCCAGCGTCCAGAAGGCAAAGAGTGTAGATCCTTCATCTGGCTTTCTACTAGAACCGATTCATAAGTAGTGAAGTTACCAACACGGCTCAGGCCATCAACACAACGTTCGACGACATCGTTCCAATTTTCTTTCCCATTACCCTTACGGCGGCTATAGGTGCGATAAAAGACAGGGTTTGCAGAGGGTGCGTTTTCAGGAAAGTTGCTCATCTATCCAGGCTTTGTTTAATTGATTTACTTTGGGTTCTACGAGATGAAAGGACGAAACCCATCCTTTCAAATGTCCGACAGTGATCATTACGCAGTCATCTTCCGTCGTCTCGATCAAAGGCGGCGGCGGCGATGGTCGGGAAATGGACATAAATTATCTCTTTAATTTGTTCTGCAATTTCACGGTGCTCTAACTGTGTACCTGCTTCTGTACGAAGATCAACGTAGTGGATCCAGGACCTCAATGTTCCGTGCATATAGAGACGTGTTGGAGATGCCAAAGGGAGAACTTCCCTGGCAGTCTCTTTAGCAACACCGGCCTCAAGCATATAGTTATAGAGCTCATTACATTTAGAGAATAAAACCTGTGTCTTAATCTCTAGGTTTTGCTTGAGATAGTCTCCTAAATCATCAAAGGAGTTTTGCCGATTTTTATTGTCTTGCCGACGATAATGTGGAACCTTGGGAAGGTCAGTCACAGCAGCATATCTCTGTGAAAATTCCTGAAATGAGAATGACCTATGACGCAGGAGCTGAGGACTAACAGCTCTTGTGGTTTCAATCTCTACACACATAGAAGCCATTTCAAATGGACTCCAGTGTTTGTGATCAATAAGGTACTTAAGCAGCCTACGGCCTGTTTCTTTCTGTGGTTGGTTTGCTGGATTAGACACTCTTGCCAT